TAGGGTTGAAACCTATCTCGATAGGAGTGACTTCAAATATCGCACAGGTAACTTTCATCAACCAATCATTAAATTGTTCAAAGGCCATTTCATCACGCTTCTTAGTAGGGATGTAACTGCCTTCTGGCATGAACTTTAACCTGCTTGAGACGGACTCGTCACCTGACATCATTGCATCAAAATATTCTTGAAAATCCTTAATTTGTTGTGGTTGCCATTCTTTAGGAACTCCAAAAATTCCCTCTGGGATGTTGCCATCAGTCAAATATCCTAGATTATACATTCCAGCTTTTAATGAGCTAGAAACAATAATCATCAAACTCTCTAGAGGTGAAAGCCCATAAGGAGTATCATTACGTGGGTTAAGCATCTCATAAATCATTTCATCATCAGTAAACTCAGCTGTTGTTTCGCCTCGTATGACCTGAACGTAAGCCGTCTCGGGAGGTTCAGGAGTTGCACCACTTTCATCAACCCTTAATCGGATAGTTGCACCGTCAATTGGGATTAGATTGGCCAATAGCCCATTACGGGTACGTTGTCGCTCAAGTGCAACAGCATCTAACACCATTATATCTTCAATAAACTTATCCATGAATCGACGATAACCAATACCTCGGCCGCCAATAGTCTTAAAGAATTGTTTTACGGTCACAACATCATTATCATAAGTTTGGGTATCATCAGCATCAGCATTAACAATGTGCCAGTCCATACCTGTGATTTGACGTTTTCTAAGATTGATACAAGCCCTTGATATTTCATGAGAGACACTAAAGGCTCGCATCGTCTCAAATGAAACATTACTACCTGGTTTCTTGCGACGTTGTATGCCGCCGTTTATCATGTCTTGAGAGAACTGATATCGTTTAACGCCACCTTTGACTATACCTGTTACAAAAGCATTAGATGGGTTAATCGCCTTTGTTATCTGTCTATCAACGTGGGTTGTTAATTCCCCTGCTACGGTCTTTGTTATTTCGGTTTTAGCTCTATCCAATTGTTTTGTAAAAAAGTTATCGAGAAATCCCATGTAGTTTTTTCCTTATCTATCTTTATTATGACGTTATTGCAGAGTTATTATCGGTAGCACGCTGTCGCATGAAACTAAGCATACCAGGTTCGTGAACAGCACCATAACAAATAATACAAGCGTCAGCGATATCAGGGCTTCTAAAGCCCCTTTTCTTATAATCTACCTTACTCTCAACTCGACGTTTACCTTTATTATCCTGCGCCCATTGACGTGTAGATAATTCCATTAATAAATCACTATCCATCGGTAACTCGACATCATCAATAATTTCAGCCAGATGAAACCATGCTTCCGATATCCAGTTAGGGTATTTATCAGTATCTTGAGCAACTGAGCCAAAGTTTATGGCTCTAATGTTATATCCCCGTTTCATCATCTCATCGGTAACACCACCACCAACACCAGTGTCATCAATTTTAATTTCGATGAGTTTATCAAAGTTAACAAACTGTTCTAGTGCATCGCATATCTGGGTAGTCCTAAGCTTAGTATGAATCTGGGTAGAAATTGTTTTTAAACCTTTACGCTTCCAAAATACCGTTCTGTCACCACCCATGCGAGCCACGTCAACGCCAATTATAATTGCACCATCATCTTCAATTTGTCTTTGCATTGATTGCATAGCTCTGACACGACTAATAATAGCCATCTCCGCTTGCCCCATTGGCTCTCCTAGCCATTTATGAGCATACAGTTCTGGGTTGTTAAGCTTATCGTATTCGGCTTCCTCTTTTAAAACGTCTGGGAATATGCCGTATTGTTCAATATCGGTATAATTAACTATTCTTGAATAAGTATTAGGCGGCGTGTTCATCACATATTTTACATAGACAGGATCAAGTTCATTCCATCTATTGAATGAGAAGATTAACTGAGCGCCATCTTTACGGATTGTTGGCGATAGAATGTCTAAACTTTCTTCAGTAACAGAATGGGCTTCCTCGATCCAACACTTATCTATACCCTCTAATGACTTGAGACTGTTAGTAGTACCTTTTCTCAAACCCTTAAACATAAAGGTTGTACCAGTAATCTGATTAACTATCCCCGTATTCGTATAGGTATAATCCTTAAACCCATATAATTCAATAATATCTTTTAGAAGTTGAAAGCTTGAATCCTCAATCGAGTTTTGTATTTCCCTAGTACATAGTATACGGAGTTTGGATGTTCTGCCTTGTAAAATTAAAGCCCTAGCAATGCTATGAGACTTTGTGCTACCTCGTCCACCATAATAAAGAATGTTGCGCCATATCGGGTTAAACAATTCTTTAAATTGAGGTGGTATCCAAACCTCAACTGTCGGTTGGTTTGTCATCAAACATCTTTACTAGGGCGATAGGGATTTCGCCCTCAAACTTTATCTTTTTGGTGATACGCTGCTTCAATTGATTGTATTCTTTTATTGCGGCAACTTTGGCACTATATTCTGCATCTTGGGTGATTAGTTTCTCTAGTTGTTTATCAACAAAACTATCGTTCAAACCACCTGCTTCAAACAACTCATCAATTCTAACTAAAATGTTAGCTTTAGTTAGCAACCTATGAGCATTAACTTTTGCAGTATTATATGCACCTTTTTTAGTTAAATCAATATCATAAGCCTCAACGTATGACTGTATACCATTACCAAAAAACTCTCTATCACTTGCAAAATACTGACAGAATAATTCTTGTTTAGGATTAAGTTTCGTCATTATTATATCCTTCCGCCACAATCGTATGTGTCTCTTTATAATATTGTCGTATCTCTAAAGTAAGTTTAAGTTTGGCTAAGTAAAAGCGAGACCGTACAAGATTATCATACACCGTAGTATATGGTATGCCTATACAATCAGCTATTTGTTGAGTAGAAAAGCCTGACATTTTAAGATCTAAGATTGTCTGCGAACTTAATGGTAATTGGTCGTAGATTTCTTCAGCAACATCAAATCCAACTATCTCTTGAAGAGGGGTTTTAGGTAATTTATTCTGTCTCATGGCGTAGTATCCCTACGACTTCATTATTCTCAGCAAAGGTAACTGTCTTATCTCGGACTTGTCTTGCAGATATCATCTTGCCACAACGCTCACATTTAAGCAGGATAGAATCCTTATCAACTTTTAAGAATTGAGAGTGTTTGTAGCCACATGTACACTCATATCTATAAATCATCGTTTTGCCTTTGCTCGGCGTTGCGCCCGATTAGGTTGCGTCAAATTATTAAGATGTTCTGCGTAAATTGAAGCTTTATCAAATACTTTTTCCCATTGTTTGCAGATATTATCCCACGAATTATTTTGCGCCCACTTATATGCCCCCTCAATATCTGGGAGTTCGCCTTTGATAAGCTTTTCAATTGCATCAGCCGCTTTATCGACGTTCATTAAAGGTCTTAGTCGTTCATTGTCGGCTGACCCTAAATTAAACCATGCGCTTGGGTTATCGCCACTTGGCACTAAATATCCTCTGTTATCAGCCATCATCTCATGTAAGGAAGTATTGTCTGGAGCAACGATAGGAGTTTTAGTTGCCATCGCTTCAGTGATCGAAAGACCCCAACCCTCACCTAATGTCGTAGATAGTACTGCGTCTGAACAGTTATAAAGCAAATTAATCATTGCAATAGGTAAACCTTGATTGACTTGAAATATCTTCGGGCTTGGTAAGATATAATCTTCAGTTAATTTAAACCCGAAATAATCAGCCATGACCAGTATGTTACCACCAACATCATTGTGCGACATATGCAGATAAAGCAATATATTGGTATGACCTCGTTTTTTAAGTTCGTGGAGTATCTGGAAGCTTCTAGCTATATCTTTACGTGGTTGATTACGGTTAATATTCGTAAGTAGGAACTTACCATCAGCTTTTTTCTCAAAGTATTTACTTTTGAATTTATCGACATAATCTCTATCTTCATCATAATAGAAATCATCTAAGTTAGTACCGTGATAAATTGGCTGAATGTTATCTAATCCAGCATCTATTTTTAGAGTCTCATCTTTTGCATAATTTGTATATGGAACAGGGAAATCTATCAAAGATACGCACTTAGTTATCCATTCAGCTTTTGGAGTTGCATCAATCGGGTAGTAAAAGATAGTCGAAAACTTCTTTGTGATTGCATCACGGGTTTCATTAATCTGTTTAGCTATGTCTTGGATAATAAAGGTATCTTGAATAGTAAAGAATATATCGTATATTCCCTTGCCTAGTTCATTTAGGACTTTCTGGCGGCCATAAACGTCTATATTGCTGTGCATATCTGCTACGGTAACGGCTGGTATAATGCGCCCAGGCCATCGTGATAAATCAATATCTTCTGCTGGGTCATAATTAATACCTATAATAGTTAAATCATATTTACCAGTTGCTTGTAGTCGTTGCATGATGTTAGATGCCACATGGCCGAAACCCGTTGCGCAACCATAATCACATAGAGCTAATACTTTAATCATACTTTTTGCCAATCGAATAGTCTCGCCCCGAAGTATTGCTCATCAAAGGTAAAATTATTATCTAAACAGGTCTGCCAGATCTCTTCATCGGTCATGTCTCTTATCATTTGTTGCAGGTCTTGGTCTGGAGTGGTATTGATAAGAAAACCTTTTAACCCACCAATATCAGTTTTTAATATTTTTTGGGCGAAAGGATAGCCTATCGGCGTATTCATATATAAATCTGTCATATCATCCATCCTGGGTGTTCTAATGACCATTTTACTGTTTGTTCTAAACTCAATTCTAGTGGGATTGGTGGTGTCCATCCAGTTGCTTTAAGTTTAGTCCCATCTAAAGCATAGCGTAAATCATGTCCAGGGCGTGAACTATGGAAATCCACAAACTCGTATTTAAGTTCTTTACCTGCATATTGAGCAATTAGTTGAGCGACTTCAAGATTGTTGAGTTCTTTTTCACCAACTACGTTGTATTTGCTTATAACGCCATCTTTCATATAGCGGTTGGGAGTTATTCTTTTTAACATAAACATTAGTGCATCAGCTTGGTTACGGGCATGTAGGTAGAACCGACTTCCTATGATACCATCGGCACTAGCATGGATTGTAACCGTCTCTCCATTAGCGACTTTTTGAATAACCATTGGCACGAACTTCTCATGGTCTTGTAGCTCACCAATTATGTTCATAGTATTAGTAATGATGATTGGCATATCGAAAGTTCGCCAGTAACTATAGCAAATATCCTCTTGAGCAGCTTTACTAGCACTATATGGGTTACTAGGTAAGTGTGGTTCGCCCTCAACATGGTCGTGGCCTATATCTGCTGGGCCATAAACTTCATCTGTACTAATCTGTATAAACTTATTAACTGGATGCTCACGAGCATATTCAAGCATAGTAAGAACTAGATTGATATTATTCTCAATGAATGGACGTGGGTCAGTTATACTTCTATCAACATGGCTTTCACTCGCCATGTTTATAATATAATCAATTTTACCAATCTGATTAGCTAAAGTAGCTGAGATAGGGACTGTCAAATCATGGACAAAAATATGCACACGTTCAATGTATTCAGGATGACTCTCATAAACCATCTGCCTAATTCGGTCTGTTAATCCCTTATGTCGGAATGAACAAATAACGGTAATATCCCAATCGGTGTTATGCAATAGATGAATCAAGGTATGTGAACCGACAAATCCTGATGCCCCTGTTAATAATACTTTTTTCATTTTATCTCCCAGTCTTTAGGCGTTAAATTATTATCGTTATATGGATGCGTAAACTTTTCTTTCAAATCATCGGGGACTGGATGGCTTTCGGGTAACCCGCCCCATTTTCTAATATAATACTCACGAGATTGCGAACTGCTTGGATTATCCATACGAGCAGTTGTGACACCACCAAAATGTATACAAGAAGCATATGTAGTACATATTGCTTTGTAATTAAGTAACTTTATACGCCTATGGCTATCGTTGTCCTCAAACCATGCTGGAATGAAGTTTTCATCAAATGTACCTATCTTGTCTATGTAGTCTTTCGTGATCATAAAACATGAGAAATTAGGATGTTCAGATGACGTTGATAAATCTTTTGATTGTTCATTATAGGTGAAGATATCATACGGATTGTCTAAATGCCCCAGGATGTTATTAGCTGAAACAAGCACAACTTCGTCAGTGAAACACTCGGTCATATTGTCCAAAGTTTTAGGCGATAGAAGAATGTCATCATTTAATATAGCTATATATTCACACCCGTCAGCTATGGCATCTCGTAGCCCTTTATTCCATGACTCAGCCAATGGGACTTGATGGCGATGTTGCGGCTGAATATACCATATTATTTTATGTTGTGATTTAACAGATTCGACTAATTCACAAAATCCCTTAAAATTGTTCAAAGGTGAAACTACAATACCAATTTTCATTCTGGCCTCCTAAATGCTCGTATGTATATCTCATTGCAGATATCTTCCCAACCTTCGGTCGCAATTGTGCCATAATGACCGACTGCCCAATGTGGATTTGCACGAGTTTCATCTAAAGCCCAATCATCAAATATAACTATTCCGCCCTTTTTAACAAATGGGATATACTTTTCACAATCTACACTTATATTTGCTTCGTCATGACCGCCGTCTATGAATAATAGGTCAATAGGTAACTTCCAATCATATGTTCGTGAATCAGTCTCTATGATTTCACCTTTAACACCTAAACGCTGTAAATGCCCATCAACATCGGCTTTTGTACCTTCAAGTGAAAAGTTGTCAATCCCATAATATTTATAGCCTTTTTCTTTACCGACTAATGCGAATAACGCAGCCGTCTTACCGTTGCAAACACCTATTTCTAGTACCACACCATTTTTAGGCACTTTCATAGCGTAGTTATATAGAAGTTCGTGTTGGTCTTCTCTCATCGAATAATGGTCGGTGATAGTGCCTATTTTTTCTCTGACATCTTTCCACTTCATCTAAAGTCCCCTATAAATTAAATTACTTGTTTGTTTGATATCTGAACGTATAAAGAATATGTCATTGTGGGCTTGAATCTCTGAATCTTGGGTGAATCCCTCTGTTTTAAGATAATCAATAACCTCTTGAGCAGAATGCTCATTTTCATAGACTGGAACAGCAGACAATTCAATAGATAAATATTTGAAATTATTTAGATATTCACCTACACCATGCAAGACTTCCCATTCATTTCCTTGCGTATCGAGAACAAGACAGTCGTAATTCTCGATAGGATGAATATCTTTATTTCTATCTAGGTAGTGATCTAATCGCTCAGTTTTAATCTTAATATGATCAATAATAATACCGTTGTCACGCCAGTTTTTCTTGATTTCTTCGCTCTCTAATATGGGTTTAAATATAGAGCTACCTTTGCCATCACCTTTAGTTACTATTAATGTGTCTGTTCCATTTTTATCACTTAGAGCAATCTGGGCGCAATATATATCAGGATGGTCGTGCATAGCTTTTCCATGAGCCGATGGCAATGGTTCAAATCCTAAGATGTTTTCAACCCCTAAATCTTGATAACTATAAACTTCTTCTCCATCATTCATGCCAGCATGAATTACACCATTAATAGTGAACCCTTGTTGAGTAAAGTGAGTTATTTTAGCTGGCTGAATTGTGCCATCGTCTCTCATAATACTCCCGTCCATATATAATTCCAGTTACTATCGACCGTACAAGGTAATCTATTGACGAACTCTCTAAAAAACTGTTGTTCGGCTATATCATAAATCTGTTTATCTGGTGCTTCATTGGGATTGTACATATTATGTGACTTTAACCATTGCGTCATAGTATCTATATATGTATTACTTGAATTAGCTGTTGCGCCTGACCAATGGTCAAACCCAATCCCAATCGTAGCGATTTTAAACCCTCTATCAATTAGTTTTAGTGGTATGATACGATCATAAAAATGATGAGGCGCACGCCAACTGTCGAACATATCGGTTTGTGTGAGTGATTCGAGAGCTTGACGGCTAAAGAACATACCGACACCATCAAGTATTGTTGCTGGTGATAGACCTGTTTGATGTTCAGAATGATGCTGCCAAGCTTCTGAGTGGCACTCACACTTACCCCATTCTAGCCCCAGGATGTTACTCTGGGAGCGAATACGACCACCATTTGAACCGACCCCAACAGCCCCGAATATACCTGCTAATCCTAGTTGTGGGTTAGACTCAAAGGCCTGTCGGACTTTAATATCCCAGCCTTTTTCTTGTAATAAAACGTCGGAATGTATAAAACAGATAATATCGCCAGTTGCAATCTCAAACCCTTGTTTGAATGTTGGTAATACCCCGATATTCTCTTGATTTCGTTTATAAACAAACTCAAACATACCATTATCAACTAACTTTTTGATTTGGTCTTTGTAGTTAATATCCGACCCGTTGTCTATCATTATGAGTTCAATCGGTTCGGTAGTATTCTCAACTATTTTTTCAATACAATGCTTAGTTATATCCCAAGTATCAATGAATGGTACGCAAAGACTTATTTTCATATTTTTTCGTCCTCTTCTACTGTGTGTTGAATTACTAGACCGCCAAGTGTTAAGAACCCACCAGCACCACTAGAAGCATTTTTAACACACTCCATAACTACTTTTAGAGGGTCGAGTATCCCGTCAGCAAAAGCATTGGCGACTCTGCAAGTCTTGAAATTGATTACTTTTGTCTTATCTAAAATAGATTTTAGGTCGCCTTTGTCTAATGTGTAACCTGAGTTAATCGCCATCTGTTCAATTGGCGCTAAAAGAGCTTTATAAACTACATTCTCACCGATACCCTCGTCAGTTGTTACGTCTGGCTTAGTCTGAGCCATCACAGCACGATATAACGACGAACCGCCGCCAGCAACTACTCCGTCCTCCAAAGCGGCCTTAGCGGCCTTAATAGCGTCATCAACACGAGTTTTTAGTTCTCCTCGTTCAGTATCAGTCCGTCCACCAACCTTTATAGTGAACATCGTACTTTGAAGCTTAGCAATTCGCTCCCGTAAACTTTCGGCTTCATATTCTTTGGCATTACTTAATGAGGCCTGCAGTTTTTTAACATGCTTTTGTTTTAATTCGTTATTGTTAGAGATAATAGTTGTTTCGTGTTTATCGGAAACTGTTTTAGCAGCACGCCCAAAATCTGAAACTTCTAATTCGAGTAATGTCCGAGGCTCACTCTCATCTATATAGTGCGCTCCTGTTACTGCGGCAACATCTTTAACAGCACCCTCGCCAGTTTCACCGTAAGTCATAACCCTAAGTGGTAATATGTAGATAGCTTTTTTACTCCAGTTAACCATCGCTGTTGCTAGAGCATCACCATCTATCCCATTAGCGATAACAACAGCTTCTTTTTTACCCATAGCCGAGACAAGTTCCATAATCTTACCCATCTCGTTAGCCATCGTGATTGTCCGATTAGTTACAAGAATAGGTACATCATTAAAAACTGCTTGTCGGCGTTCTGGCAAATTGACAAAGAACTCGCCCATAAAGCCACCACGAAGTTTTAGACCTTCGACTTTATCATAGATTGTATCCTCTTCGATTCTATCCTCTATAGTGATAATGCCGTCTTTGCCCGATTCTTTAACTACCTTAGCAATGAGTTTACCTATAATCGGATCGCGCGAACTTATCGTAGCAACCGCTGCGAGTGATTTAAGGTCTGATGATTCAACTCGTTCGGTCTCAAGATACTTTATAATATTATTAGTAGCGGTTTTGATGCCTTCTCTTAATGGGATACCATCTGCACCAGCTGAGATAGCTTTTAGGCCTTGATCAATAATTGATTGCATTAAAATCATCGTGGTTGACGTTCCATCGCCAGCATTATCATTGGTCTTTTCGGCCACTTCTCGTAATCGTTTAACGCCATTGTTTTCAGCTCGGTCTTTTAATCTGAAATTACGAGCGATTGTCACGCCATCATTTGTGTCTTGATGACGACCAAAATCGTTAGTATCGAGTGAGATACTTTTACCGCGAACTCCCATCGTCAACCTGACAGTATCGGCTAAAATATCTATGCCTTTTTTCATCTTTACAAA